AATATAGAAGTCATCATTCATTAAGATAAATGATTCTGATATTTCTTGTGAAAAACAAATTGTTTCTAAATTTTTTACAGCATTTTTATACTTTGAGTCTTTTTGTTCTACCTTTATATAATTTCCTACATACCAGTCAGGCTTACCACCAACAACCCATATGTTTGCTTCTGGAAAACTTTCAACGACAGATCTAATTGAATACTTCAACTCTTCGTTTATTCCATCTTTACATATATATACAAAGTCCATACTTCTCCATTATAAAAATTAAGAAAGGCGAATCTATCTTAGTAAATTCGCCTCTCCTAATTAACTAACTACTTCTTTTTAGCAGCAGCCTTTTTCTTTGCTGGAGCCTTCTTAGCAGGTACAATCTTGCTAAGTGCATCCGAAACGGCACCTGTATCTGGCAATACGCCAAATGCTTTGTCGTTAGGATTGAGTGCTCTTAATGCAACGGGCGCTAGAGCAGCAACTAGTGCAGCCCAAAGATCTTTTGGATCTGTTACGCCAGCCATGTAAAGTGCAATTACTGAACCAAGGACAGATCGTCCGTATGATGCTAGCATTGCCTTTGCCTTATCGTTTAATAAGTTATTCATTATTCCTCCTAGGATATAACTTGTGTTAGTGTTTTGTAGCCAATCCATAAACCAATAATTCCTGCGACTCCCGCAAAAACTGGTGGTGCTGGTACTGGCAATTTGAATGCTGCGAACACAACACCGCATCCAAAACCTGTGATAATTGATAACAGAACATCTTTCATGTTATTTTTTCCCTTGATCCATTTCTGGTAAAAGCGCTAAAAGTTTATCAGAATAGTTGTTCAAACCTTTTACCTTTAACTCATCAGAAACCTCTTTAATGGTTTGTTGTGACTTTTCAATGTATTCAAATGCCCAGTCTCTGGAGTCAGATAGAAATTTTATAAAGTTTTCTTTATGTAGTGTGTCGTCAGACATGTTGATACCACTACTGAATTGAGAGTTTAATTCTTCAAGTGCCCTGTTTTTTATAAAAAGTTCAGCCAATAATAGGTTAGATTTTTTTAGTTTATCAAGGGTTGCCCAATAAGATAGTCCAAAAGAAAAAGACAGGGTGGCAAAAAATATCAGAAACATCATCTCCATACTATCTATTGTACTCCATTCCGAATAGCATGAGTTGTCCAATAATATAAACACTTATCGCAACAAGGTTCGTTGTACTCACTCTTAGTATCTTTGTAAAACTCTGCATAATAAATATGATCTTTACGGTAAAGATTAGCCCTGTGGGTAATATTGACACGATTTACATGAGATGCCTGACTCCAGACTGGCTTCTGAATACCCCACAGATGCCCAGAAACGGCTTCTAAAGCGTCTAGATTGCCTTCATTGCCATCTGTTCTAATACCTCTAAGTCTAGCCTCTTTAATCATGGCATTAACGTATGTACGCAATGATTTTTCAGCATTTTTCCACATCAATACCGCTGGATGGTTACGCCAAGCACCTGAAGGGGATTGACCAGATAAAACTTTGAGTATTTGATAAGACTCTAGTATCTGTTTATTTAATCTTTTATTATCTAGTATTTCTGCACATTGGGAATAGTCTTTGTAAGGTAGAAAGGTTTGCATTAGTCATCTTCTTCAATGTCAAATAAATCCAATTCTGATAAGTGACTAAGCCTTGAAGCAAAGAACAGACTAATTGCAACAAGAGCGGATATTGTTGATAATGTTAATATAATTATTTTCTTTTTCATTTTGTTATAGTTACTCCACATCTTAGACAGGCATTATAATTTTTTCCAGTAAAAGGACACGATCCAGCATCAACAAGGTTATGTGATTTTATCTTACAAATAAAAAATAATGCAATTTGCTTAATCATTTTATTGCCTCTCTGGTTATTAAAACTATAGCACCACACTCTTCTAAAGCCTTTTTTAATTTTACAACATACTGAAGTGCTGATATTTTATCATCATGCACCATGTGCAAAAATTTTCTTTCATCTAATTTTACCGTAAGGAAATGCTCATTGTCAATAATCTCTACCCCAAAACCTTTAGGTGGTGTGATTGAATGCACGGCTTTACGCATAATATCTGTATACATTATTATTCCATTGTTAAGGCTTGCCAGGTACTTGACCAGTCCTGTTTAGTCTTATGCTTATTAAACTCTCTTGAAACTTCTCCACCCTCTAAATAGACACCGCCCCAAACTCCCCATTCTTTTCCTGAAACACCATTGGCAAAGCAAACTTTTCTAACTGGGCACTGCTTACAAAGTGCATCAACTCCATGCCTAGAATCTTCCTGATCTTCATACTTATCAAAATATAAGTTTGTATCAAGACCTAAGCACATAGCCTCATCTTTCCATAAATGCTGTTTCAAAGTTAGTCCTTATACTTATTTGGTATATCCCAACCATTACGACCAGGCTTATAAACTCTATGCAAGTACCATTTGTTTTTTACTCTAATACCCATAGGAGAGGTTTTTGCTGTATCAGATTCTTTTAAATCAATTACATCCCACGCATGCCAAATAAGGTTTTCATTCTTACTTACAATTTTTTCCATTGTATTTAAACTTCTAATAATCATTTTTTCTCCTAATATTTAAAAAGACCAACGTCAATGTTGTTTGCTTCTGCAGTTAAAACCAATTTTGATTTGGTTTCTTTTGGATTGCTTAAAAAAGCAAAATAATTAATTTGATTTATATTTTCGCTTAACCATGCAGGTGCTACGTTATAAAATTTAATCTTTTTGCCTCTTGCCTTCATTCCACGTTCTGATAAATTAGAGAACTCTGAAACAAAATTATTTATTTTTGATGGGCCAGCGGAGTAAATAATAAATTCATTATCCTCATCTTTCATTCCTGACAAGGCAACACTCATGGCACGTAAAAAGATATTATACTGGTTAAACTCTTTCGTTCCCTGCACTGCCACTATCATCTGGTCCCACTCCTTGTTTTAAGTCATCAAGTATTGATAACATATTGTCTAATTCTTTTATTGACATATTTTCAATATCTAATGGTTTTGCTGTATCTTCATCTATCCTGCCGTTAATAGCATTAGCAGTATAAAAAACATTATCCATTATCCAATATGCTTTATCTTTTTCTATTACTACCTTTAACATGTTTTTTTGAACATGTTTTTGAGATTGAGTAATAAACTTAGGCTTGTCAAACCTTTGTTTTGGAATAACATCTTTAATCATTTCATGAATATTGCTTTGCCTATATTTAATTTTTTTTAAAAATGATATTCTTTTTTTATTTGATATCTTAATTATAGACCAGTAAGCAAGCAATGTCAAGCCTATAACTAATAAATATTCCATTTTATTTAGTCTTTTTAACTGATTCTTTGCTCAAACCCAAAACCATAGAGTTAAGTTTATTAATTTCAAGTTGTAGTTTTAATGACTCTAGTTCTACGTCAGATAGTTTTTGCTTATAAAATGATATTAATTGAATTAATTCATTTTTTTCTAGATTATCCATACATTCCCCCTTACTTTCTTAGATCAAATGCAGTTCCCTGCCAAACCTTTTCTACTTTCTTTTTTTCTCTTTCTACAATTGCACGGCTCCATGAGAACCCTGCATCTCCGCCCCAAGCATCCCACATAATTCTTCCGTTAGATGGAAACTCTGGACCATCGTAAAACCCTTTACCCTTTTTATCTACTTCGTGACGTGAAAAAAAAGAATACATTCTTTTAACAGTACTAAGAGACATTGCTGATCCATTTACAATATCAGTTGCACGACCCCAGCCCACTGGAGTTCCTGCTCCCTTAGCCTTACCGTCTGCCTTCCACTTTAAAGCACGACGAGCAGCAGCCTTCATACCAGATGTAGGTGTGTATGTATCAGCCATTCTTCTTATCCTGTTTTTGTTGTTTAGCAACACGCTTTTCTTTAAGAGTCATCTTTGGCTCTTTCTTTTTATTAGCGTTACCTTTTTGTTCTTTATTTGCCATTAGTTACCCCTATCTTTGTTTTTGGATATGGACCAAGGTCTGCTTTAACAGTACCATCTTTTCTTAAACGAACAACCCTACCATTTTTTATTTGTGTAGGGTTAAATGCTGTTGATTTTTTCTTTGGCATTATTTTTCCAATGTCAAAGGATCAAATGCTCCACCCCAAATACTTTTGGTTGTAGATTGTGATTCTGATTTGTATGTGCCACCACGACGCTTATATTCTTGCACTACCCAAGAATTTGCTACTGCAGATGGATAAACGTCAAACTTGTCTTTTGCTGCTTGTACAACTGCTGCATAAAGTTTTGGATTGGACGGTTCACTTCCACCACTTCTTGGTTTAATAAAATCTTCATATTTTGGTTTTGCTTTGCCCATGTTGTTGTCCATTTCATTTAATTTGCCAACGGGAACGCAATTAGGAACCATACGTCCACCCTTTTCTTTCATGCCACGTTGCTCATATCCGACCCAACATTTTTTTTCCATGTTGTCCCATTTATCTTCATCTTGATTATCTGAGTTATAAGATTTTCCTATTTGAACAGCATACATGTTTTCCATATCAGATTGCGATAACACTGCTGGAATTCCACTGCCAGTTGATCCTACTTCCATTACCATATCAACAGATACAGATAATGATTCAATTTTTACAACTTCTGACATGCGATGATAGAAAACATATGGTTGTTCTTCCCATGCGCCATCTTCTGCCTTATAAGCACGGACAATAACTGGTTTGTCATCTTCAGCATATTCCATTGAGTATTCAGAACCAGGAAGACCAAGTAAGCCAGGATTAGTCATAACATATTCAACACGGCCAGCCATGATTTCATTATCCTCATGGACAAACATTACAAAATCGCCTTCTACAATATTACTCATGCTTTTATTATATCAGAGTTATTTCTTGCGGGTTAGGCGTTTAAGTTCTTCTATAGCCCAAACATCCTGCTTTCGTAGTTTTGACATTTCTACGGGATCAAAAGATTTATCTGTAAGTGTAACTACTGGCTCTTTTGCTAAGAAATCTATGTCTACATAGGCTCTTTCCCATAGAGAAAGTATTTCAGAATTAACTCTATTAAGATGATCGTTATAAAGTTCTGGCATTAATTCTTTAATTTTAGAGGTAAATGAGTATAGTAATGATCCATCCTCAGAATCAACACCCGCAACTTCTAGCCCACCTTCAAGAATCAACTTTTCAATCATTTCATTCTCGTCTGAACTCATATTTTTCCCATCTGGATTAAATATTCTCTTGAATAG